AGCTGCACCAGCCCCTGCCGCGACTCCAGCGCCGTGACCTGCCCCAAGCGCAGCGGCGTGATCGCGGTCGTGTTGTCCGCGAGAGCCTGGGCCTGGCCCATCGAGGCAAGCTGCACCAGCCCCTGCCGCGACTCCAGCGCCGTGACCTGCCCCAAGCGCAGCGGCGTGATCATGGTGGTGTTGTCCGCGAGAGCCTGAGCTTGCTCCATCGATGCGACTCTTGACTGGAGCTGCGCCGTGATTGCGGCCGAGAAATCTGCGACCAAACCGGGCACGTCGCCATCGTCCAACACGTCGATGAACGCCTTGTCTGCGATGAATTGCCCGATCATCGCCGCGACAAAAGCGGTTTGCCGCAGTGGCGTATTCACTTCCTTGGACTTCGCCACACCAGATTGAAACCCGCTTGCGCGCGCGGGAAGCGTCCCATACTCGGCAGGGGTCAAGACGTTGGCGCCCGCGGCGCCGCCAAATGGCAGGATCTGATTAGTTGCCACAGTTAAATCCTCACGAAATCAGTGCCCCCCAGATCCCGCTATCGAATCCAGAGAGGTACTCGTTGGTGACATCGAACCCGAAAAGCGGGCCGTCTTGGTTGGGAATCACGTAGTACTTGACGCGCACGCCTTCCGGCTTGATTGGGATGTAGCCTCCTGTCAGCAGCGCTACGAAGATCGGAGGCGGCCTGCGTCCAGACAGGCCGATATCAATCGTCATATCACCGTTGTCTTGGATGAAGATGTGCGTCTCGTCGCCAAATATCAGCCTCAAAATCGCGGCTGAACTTTCAAGCGTCCCGTCCCAGTGGTTGGCACCGATCTTGGCTCTGATTAGCAGGCGATATGTGTCATCGTCCAGGGTCGAAACGCCCGAGTCTGGGTCGAACGGCCCCTTCCAAACGCCCTCATCGAACCCCAGCCCCAGAACATCGAGGGAGAAATACACTCCTTCCAGCGGGGTTTGAATATGCCGTGAAATGCCTACCCAGAGGCCTACCGTATCCAGCTGTGCGCCTATGGCCAGATCTAAGTCGTACTCTGGAACCATCAAGGCGAACGCGGCCTGCGCATCAACAAAACACTGCGCGACCGCGCCCACCATCCCCGAGAACTTCGGCTTGTCTCGGTGGAGCGCCGTGATCAGACCAAGGTATTTGTCGATTTCAGCCATCTAAACCACCGTCAAAGTGATAGAAGCGAGCGACATGGCGGCGGCAGCATTGAATGCGAGCGGAACATCCGGAGAGCCGGCCCCGCCGGGCCCCGACAACGTCAATGACACCAGCTTGTAGACGGTGCCACCCCCTACAGAATTCGCGGCAGTTATCGCATCACCCCATTCGACCGAACCGCTCAATCCACCTCCAATTGCCACCGCGTTTACATACGCAGCAATAGCCTGCTTGATTTGGTCGCCCGCCATCGTCGTGTAGCCAGGCAACGCCTTGATCGTCAGCGCAGCAGTAATAGAAACCGTGGTAGGCCGGAAGAAGTGAATTGGATGGGGAATTCCATAGATGTCCGTCACCACCTCCGTGGTGCTCCCATAGGTACCCGTCCCTGGCGTCTTCTTGGCGGCGATCGCACTAGCAATAGCTACGGCATCGCCGCCATCCACGACCACGCTGATACTGTGCGACGGTATGCCATTCGCATCCGTCACGCTCGTGTCGTTCTCGTAGGCGCGATAGCGCGCCACGCCATCAATCGAGGCCACGGCACCCACGGTCCCCTCCAACACCGTGCGCGAAGGCAGCGCAACGGAGACAGCCTGACGCACGCGCAAGGCGGCGTCACTCTCGACCGGCGCTCCCGGCGTGGCTGCGGCCAGATTGGTCACCGACTGCCAGCCCCGGGTGGGCGTCCCGATCTGAGTAATCGTCCCGGCCGGCGCGGCTATGGCTCCCTGCGTGGTGTTCGATGCCGTCACGGTCACCTCGCCAGCGGGCGGAATAATCACCGTTGCAGGAAGCGCCCATTGCTGCTGGTTCGCGTCCTTGGCTATGCCGTTCTGGATCGTCGTTCCTGCCTGGCCAACGATGCGCAGATCGACGGTCGACGCGCTCGCGGACGCCCGGCTGATGCCGTTGATCTTGACGTTGCTGGATAGCGCCGCACCGATCCCCTTCACCGGCGAGAACGAGTTATAGACCTGAATGGCTACGGTGTTAGTGTCGTTGATCGCCGCGGCAATGATTGCCAGAAACTGGCCGTCCTGGCTGTCGGCCTCCAGATACGTGTCGGCGCCATAGATGGCCCGGAACTGGGACTGCAGGAAAGCCAGAACTTCCGCATAGGTCGGCGCGTGGATGCCGGTGGCGTCTACCGTCGGCGCCGTCGTGATGATGGCCATCAAATCCTCGCTTGTACCGTGGTCTGTCCGTAGACCGTGTTTATCGTCACCGCTACTGCCACGTGCCGCGCCTCCGTATCGAGGTCACTTCTGTAGGCCACCAGCTCCGTCACCCCAGGCGTGCCGAGGATGCGCTGGCGGATCGCCGCGTCGTAGGTAGCCCGGGGGTTCTTGCCCAGGATTTCCTGCATCCAGGGCGTTCCGTCTGTCGTGTCCAAGAACCATTCCCCCCGGAACAGCATCAGCCTCGTCTGGACCGCCTGCGCCACTGCCATCGGCGTATCCCGGTAATAGTCGAGCTGCTGCCCGCCGAACGAGTAGTCCCCGTTAGCGTCTAGTTTTCGATACCGCATGGAAGCTCCTACACGACGGGTCCGGAGTTGGACGAACCGCCCTGCACGCCGTTGTGTTTGTGCGTGTCGTCGATCCGCTTTCCGTTCGAGGTCAGCGATCCGAAGAAGTTGATGGTGCCCGTAATCGTCGCCGCGGCACCCGACACCGCGCTGCCGATCAAGCCGCCCAGGAAGGTGAAGAGGCCTGTCACGGTCACCTTCTCGCTGAACGTGGCATGCGGCGTGACAACCTCCAGACCACCGGGCGCCACGATGCGCAGCTTTTGGCTGCTCGGGTCCAGCTCGAAGAACGCCTGGCCGTCGTCGCTGCGCAACTGGGTGGCGCTGGTACTGATACCCGGAATGGTGCGCGGTTGAGACCGGACGCCGACAAAGACGAAGCCGTCCGACAGGTCATGCATGCGCCGCTCGGCCTGCTCCTGAACTCCCCCCGACTGCCACCAGCTGTCGATGCAGCGCGATGAAAAAACTACCAAGCATTCGTCGCCGGCCTTGACGGGGAACGTCAGCGTACAATTCCCGCCAGATGGGAAGTGGACCGGGCAGTCCGTCAGTAGCGGCAACGCCGTGGCGACGAACTTCTCGTCCTCCCCGCGGATCGGCATCATGATTGACGGCTGCACGACACAGGTCTGGGCGGCGGGGTCGAACGATTGCACGATGGCGGGCAGCGCCGTCCAAATTTCCGCCTGTGACCCGCGGAAAGACTGCCGAAACGCAAGCTCAGGGTCGTTGGTTCTTTCTTGTCTGATCATGGTGGTGATATGAGAAAGGTTGTTTTGACCGTACTGGCCTTAACGTGCATGTCCGCAAACGCGGAAGAGGTCTACATGCCGCGCAACTACCAGCTCAAGGTCGGCCAGGTGTTTGAAGACAAATTCCCGACGATTTACTACATCAAGCAACCCTGCGGCTTGCCTTTGGTGAACAAGGAGCACATGCGCAAGTACACCTCGTTCCGAGGCGTGCTAGACGTCGGCTGCTGGGGCGAAACTATCGATGGAGATGTATTCACCGTCGTGCCCAAGATGGCATCCTCAACAATGCCAAAGAAGCTCTTGATGCGTGTCGATACGGTAGGAGACGGGAAGTTCAAAGTGCTTGACCTTCCGAGGATTCAAGTTCCCTAAAGGTTGGTCTTTACGATCGCCAGCGCTGGGTCCAAAACTTCGCCTTGCCGCACGAAGCTTCTAAAAGCCGTCACATCGGCAGCCAAGCACACGACCTCTGTGTACCAGTCGTTACCCCGTGTATCTCCCCAGTGCTCGGCCAGCATCACGTAATACAGCCCCTCGTCGTTCAGAGCACTCTGCATTTCTATGTTGCCGTTCTCGCTCTGCTGCTTGATGTCTGGGTTGTACTCGTATAGTTGAATCGCCTCGTTCTTCAGTTGAATCAGCGTCCCGATCTTGACGCTGGGATTCAACAACATACGCGCTGTAATGCCGTTCGAAGTTTGCTCGGGCAGGCCGACCAGCCCAGTCTGAGGACTGATCACCGGTATGTCGCCAGGGTTGTAGGACGTTTCAGGCCAGAGGACTGCCTTACCATCCTGGATACTCCACACCGACTGCGTAGTCCTGGCCACCCCCTCCATGAACTTTCGCGCCAGGCCAAACATCACTTTTCCTCGAGCGAGCCTCTGCTCAGTGAGGAACGCCATGTACCCGCGAGTAACGCCCTTTTTTTCCATGGCCTTCATGGATGCATCCACCACGTCCCGCATCGTGGCGCCGGCCGCTAGGGTCTGGTTCACAAAACCAAAGTTGTATGCGCTGTCGCCGTCGGCGGCCGTGATATCCACATACGTATCGGTCTGGTTCTCGCGCCCGATCCGTACCTGAATGATGGTGCCATCGAAGATGATGCCGTAATTCCCCTCGTAGCCAGCTTGCAGCACCACGCGAGTGAACTCCTTCATGGTACGCAGAGCCGTCTGCTCGGAAACGTTGTACACGCGGACGCGCAACGTGTTCGGTGTCTGGGTATCGCCGCGCTTGATACGGAAGATGAAACGCAGTTCCGACAGGTCTAGCGCGTCCTCGGTGCCGACGATGAGCGAAGCCTTGCGGATCCATTGTTCGGTGTCTTCGCCCGCGGTGACGTCGTCGCCGTAGGTGGTGATTGCGGGAAGTTCCTGAAGGGACATCGGCTTTCCTTATGATCAGCCCAACAAAATTCATACCGGCCAAAAAAGCCGCCGGAAGGCAACAAGGCTCGACCCTAGTTCTGCGGGCGTGCCCGGACGCTGGTTAGAATGGTCGACGACGATTACAGGGAAACTGACAATGACTATCCAGCTTGGCCCGGACCTGAATGACGAGGTCGAAATCGCCCGCTACATGAGCTTCTCCGCATTTATGTACATGCTCGAGTTCAGAAAGGCGTTTGTACCGAGCATCGCCAACCTGCGAAGCGCGCCAGGCAATCATGGTGATCCCACGGAAGGCCGTTGGGGCCCAATGGACGAGTTCATGCGCGACGGTCGAGCCGAGCTTCTCGATCTGTTGGTGAACGGCATTTTTCCCTCCGCTTGTTCTGAATCCTCACCCAAGGAGCCGCGCCCCGCCCCGCCAACGGAACGCACGGTACTTACCGCATTCGGACCCCGCACGATCCCGCTCGGATCCGACCATTTGCGGACACTCAATAATCGTGAATCTGTTTGGATGGATGCCTGGTGCTGGCACAAATTCGACCAAGAACACATGAGCATGTGGCGCCAGTACGGGGCAGGAGACGGAGCGGTATGCATCCGCACGACGATCGGGCGGCTCCGGGCAGGCATGAGGCTCCAAGAGCAAGAAAGAGCCTACGTCGGATTCATGCACTACACCGACAGATTCAGCGGGATTCCAGATACACATGCCGAATTCTCTCTATACCTGCAAAAGCTTCATGCCTACCAGTATGAGCAAGAGATTCGAGTGCTGGTCTACGATCCTGCCTCGCAAATTGAAAACGAGCGTCACCCGCCTGGCCGATATGTCGCCTTGGACATCGCAACACTAACGCAGGCAGTCTTCGTTCATCCTGACTCACCGGAATGGATGTTCGAAATGATTGCGCACATAGTCCAAGCCAAAATCGGCCGCAAAGTGAAGCGCTCGGATATCTACCACGCACGAACTTTTGAGGTCTAAAACACAGCCCCTCCGAAGAGGGGCTGGCGATCTGGTCAAACCTTGCGCCCGCCTACCCGGTCCTACGTCCAGACTCCGCATACTCGGCCAGCCGACTCCGGGTCAAATCCAGTGTGCACTGCATCATGTCCAGCATGCGGTAGGCCGCGGTCAGAGGGTCCATAGGATCAGCCACCGTCTGGGACGGCTCCGCCGCCTCTCGAGGCTTCCTCATCACGGCGACGCCCTTCGGCAAACGTCCGCGCCGGGGCGGGTTCACCACCAGCGCCATGCCGGCCGTGGGCAGGTACGCTACCTCAGCCACCCGTTGCTCATGGGTTAAAATGATGCTACCGTCTTTCATGTGATTTTTCCTTATTCGTCTAGGACTTATCGCAGATTCAACGCCTCGATGGTTGCCGCCGTCGAGGCGTTTCCTTTTGGGCCTGCGAAACCAGTATGCCAGCCAGGGACCAAGTTGCAAAAAATCTTGGCACACTGATCGACAGAGCTTTTCAGGGTTGACATGGCGGCTCCTGTTGCGCTTGTCGGCCTGAGATGCGCTCACGTTGTCGCCGCAGCATGTCGGCAATCACAGGGCGGCCATCGGGGTCGACAATTCTCCAGGCGGGCCCTACCCTCGTGACAGCGCCGCGCTCTTCCAGTTCGATCTCATACCCTCGGAGCCACTCGGTGAATCGCGACACCGTTCGGAAGCAATACGTCCTCGCTATGTCCCGGTTCTCATGCAGCCACAACGCTGGGACCAAGAGACGTTGGGTATTCGTTGTGACACCGTTCATGTTGCCTCCCGGCCTTTCAGGTTCAGGGTCAATTGAGAGGGCTGGCCATACAGCGCGATCGAGTTCTGCTCAATGGCCTGCAGGTCTTCGTCGGTCTCTGCGCGTGCTAACAGGCGATCGCAGTAGCCTTCGCCGATCCCCAATTGCTCCCAATCCATATCCCCGTGCCGACGGACACCCACCCTCCGATTCACGTTGCCCTGAACATGGGAGACGGGGACCCCCCGATCCACGGACACCTCAAGCTCCTTGACCGCCATGGGCAATCTCTGCCGAGTCGTCGGCCTTTTCGAGGTGCCACGCCCGAAAATCGCGTCGTAGGCACGAATAACCTTCAGTTGAAATGCGGCGCTGATCCACATCGCATAGGCATAGACCAATTCCCGGCAAACATACGTGCCGGGTGCCGCACCGCCACGCACGGTCTTGGCGGGAGCAAACTCCATTTCTGGCTTTAGCTCAGCCACCAGAGCCCTGAAGGCTTTGCCTCGAGTCCATCGACTAGGTGAATGGTGGGGCAATTTCCCAGCAGCTAAGTGAAGGTCATTCAAGCTGAACCGGCCATCGACATCGTGCCGGATATCAATCCCTGCAACGACAATGGTGGCTGTCATTGGCGGGCCTCCTTTTCCTGTTCCATCCGACGCGCCTTGTACTCCCGCAGGGCCTCGACAGCGATAGCGTTCATGCTGGTGAAGCGCTCCTTCGCGTATATCCTGATCCACTCCATGACATCCGTAGGGGCGCGAAGCTGCCCCCGCCATTCTTCGTGTTCCATAGTTCCTCCATGAAAGATGACTACATAATTGTAATGATTACAGATATGTAGTTGTATCGTCAATAGGGAAACCACTACATAATTGCAACCATGTCCACGTCACCCAAACCCATCTCAGCAATTCCCCCGTTTGGCCTGAGGATGCAGCCCGCCCTCAAAGCCAAGGTGGAAGAGGCTGCCAAGCAAAACGCCCGGAGCCTCAACGCCGAAATCGTTGAACGGCTCCAGGCGTCGTTTGACCCAATGGCCAGCGACAACTCCACTGCCGACATGGCAGCGTTGGCCGCCAGACTTCAAGCGGAACTTGCGGAAGAACAGTTCAAGAATCACACATTGGTCGTCAAACTGTCCCAGGTCGCGGAGATCATGGAAGATGACCTTCACGAACTCGAGACCTATGCCAGCGAGCACAACTTAGACCTGGACGACTTAGGGATCGACGAATGGGACTGGCGGAAGATAATCAGCGAATACCGCTACGCAGACCGCTGGCTGGAGCAAGAAGCCAAGAAATATGAAGACCAGCTAAAACAGGCTATGGAGGCCAGAGACCGCAGCCTCAAGGAACTACGCGAACGGATCGAGCGACGCAATGCGGCAGTCCATGGCAACGCTCCGGAAGGATCGGGGGCACCCTCAAGCCGAATGAAGTTCGAGCACACTACGAAGCCCGACCGCGGCGACAAGTAGGCAGCGCGGCCACCCTACTCCCTCGTCACCCAGTACACCTTCGACCCAAACCCCAGGTCATCGAACGTTGGCACATCGTCGGGACCGGCCGCACCCTGCACAAACAGCCCCCCCTGAAATCCCAGGTACCTGAACTGCTCCAGCAGGTCGGCGCCGGTAACAAGCGGGATACCGCCCACCAGAGGGTTGTCGCCTCCGTCGGCGATATCCACCGTCCAGCCGCCGCGGTAAAGGAGCGTCAGGCGATAGTCGATGCCCCCCAGCGTGATGCCGAAGGTCTGAGGCGCTGGCGTCAGCGGGATTTCGTATACAGCCATTTCAGCCTCCAATAGAACTGGGAACCGGCAGCGCCCCGCCTGGCGCCGGCGTGCCCGGCGCAGGCGCCTTTGTTCCCTTGTTCTCCGTCTCAGCGGTAGCTGCTGGGTCTTCCTGCACGTCCCGCGGAGGCAGCGTCGTCGCCTTCGTCTTGACGATAATCACCTCGCGCAAGGTCGCCGTGACCATCAGCGCGCCCGACGTCTTGTCGTCGTTGATCACCATCAGGCTCTGGATGAGCATGTTCGAATACTTGCGCCGGCAAGTGACAAGGTCGAACGGCTTGCGGGACTCCTGCAGGGCCAGCAGCTGGGAGTAGACGGCGTCCACGTAGGTAGACGTCGCCGGCATGCCGTTGTTCACCTTGGCCGGCGTGCCGCCGAGGATGGCCATGTAATCGGAGTTGCTCCACCCACATTTGATGGTCACCTCGTTGGGCCGCTTGAACGCGTGATCGTTGATATTGGCGCCGTTCTCGACGGGATGCTCCGTGATGGTGAGCTCGTCGTGGTAGACCTCTTCCAGCGTGGCCGATATCGTGATGTCGCCGATCTTCTTCGAAGACAGCAGGATCATGTCCAGGCCCAGCGAATCGATAATGCTCATCCTTGTGCCCCGCCAATGGTTCGTACCGCCGCGTCATTGACGCGCCCCTGCTCGCTGGCCACAGCCTCCGCGACGGCCATCGGATCTCGCGCACCGCTGACGTAGATCGTGGTGCTCGCACTCATGGAGACCGCTGTTTGCCCACGGCGCAGTGCTTCGCTGTCGGCGTCACGCGGGCGCTCGTAGTACCGCGACACGATTTCGCCGGCCTGCTGCGCGTTTTCGGAAGCCCGCAACAACTGGCCGGCGCGTTGCTCCGCCCCTTGCGTCAGCTCGTGGTGCACGAAGGCCAGCTGCTCAGCAAGCGTTGATTGCCGGATATCCTTCCCGGCCCACTGAGCAAAGTTCGCCTGCCGGTCCGGATGCCACTGGGCAACGCCGTAGGCCTGCCCTTGGTCACCGACCGCGTCGGCTCGCATGTTGCTCTCGTGCTTCAGGTTCGCCACGATTCCCGCGGCCTGCTCCTGCGTCCAGCCAAGCTTCTGGAAGAACTCCATGGCGTCTGGCAAACCGCCCGCTGGCGCTGTCACCGGAGCCCCCCCCGGGGCAGTCGCTGGGGCGGCCTTCAACTGCTCCAGCTTCTTTGTGTACTCGGCGATATCCCGCTCCAGCGGGATCTTCTCTGCCTGGTACTTCGCGGCGTTCCGAGGATCCAGCTCGATCAGTTCGTCCTTTTCCTTGATCCTGGTTTGGCGATCGGCAATACGTTGTTTGATGCCCTCTTCCGTGCCGGTCATCTTGTGCTGCAGGTAGGCTCCCCCGATGGCTATAGGAGCGCCAATCGCTGCCGCGGCCAGTGCAGTCGTGCCGATCGTCGCGCCAGCCGCCACACCAGTGCCAGCTGCCGCAGCGCCGCCAGCCGCGGCCCCGGCCTGGGCTGCCGCTGCGGCGCCGCCCACACCGCGCAGTGCCGCCGACAGCTTCCCAAGCCCGCTCAGGATCTGGAAGCCACCAAGGACTTTCAGCGCGGCCACCGCCAGCAAGATGTTCGTCGTCCAGCCGTTCGTCGCCTTGTCCCACTCGACAAACTTCTCGATGACGGCCCCCAGGACGGGCAAAATCGTCTCAGCCATCCGCAGTACAACCTGGGCCACGTCGGAAATGCGCTTTGCGATTTCTGGCGCGTTGTCCTTGAACCATGCCGAGAACCGCTTCAGCTCAGGTCCGACCTTTTCCTGCAGGTCCGCCTGAATCAGCGTGAACATGTTGTCCGCAGTGCGGCCCAGCTCGCGGATCGAGTTCATCAGCTCGTGGGCGTCTTTGGCCGCCCGCGACATGCCGTTGTTCTCGGCCTCCTTGCGAATCTGCCTCAGACGTTCGATAAAGGCCGGATCCCGCATTGCGAGCATCAGGTTCTCATCGATCCCGAGCACACTGCTGTACTGGCTGGCCAGCCACGTGGGCTTGGCAGCCATCACGCGCCCGATGTCCGCGACGAGGTCGACCGTATCGCGCAGATTGCCGTTGGCATCTCGCGTCTGGACTCCCAAGCTGGCGATGTACGACTCGCCCGCCGGGTTGTTCCGCATGAACTTGGCAATGGCCTCCACACTGCCCAGGGCGACGTCTGCCGACACGCCGACATCGCGTGCCGCGCCACCAAGCGCGCGCAGGCTATTCTCGGTGGCGCCGACGCGACGGCCGACGAAATACAGGCTCTCGATCTTGGACGCGAAGCCGGCGACGCTGGCGCCGATGGTCAAGGCGGCGCCCTGGATGGTTGCCACCAGGCGCACAACGCCCTTCGTGGAATCCTCGACGCCCTCCTTGAAGGTCTTCAGCCCTTTCTGATCTACCTTGAACCCCAGGGCGACTAGGAATTCCCGGATCACTTCAGCGTTGCCGGCCATTGCCTTCTTCCCTTGCCCGCCGCGCGAGCACTTCATTGTCAGCCTGCACAGCCGCCGCGTCGTTCATGAGCGCGATGTCGGCTAGGTCAATCGAGCCGTCCAGCAGCTTGTCGTAGTGGATGTGACCGCGCAGGACTGGCGCCAGTAACCAGTCCTCGCCGTCCGGCAGGCTGGCCCAGGCTATTGCGCTTCGGCCGGCCCGCTCCCTTGGCTGGTAAGCAGGCCTTGCATAAAAGGGCCAAGGTTCTGGGTGATGACGCGCACGATCAGCGGCAGAATCACGCCCAGATCCATGTCTTGGAACATGCATACACCCTGGCTCGCGCTCCACACGTTGGCCCATGCGCCGTTCTGCTGGCGCTGCACCACGCTGAGGCAGACGCCCATGATGTAGTCCGCGTCCTCGTCCTTCATCGCCGCCAGGCCATCGGTGAACGGCTGCAGCAGCTCACCGAGGCTTGAGGGATCGTCCATCAGCGGTGTTCCGCCTTGGGCCAGGCGCAGATACACCGGGATAAGGGGCGGAATGACAGGCGCGATCCGTCGCGACAGGTGAAACTGCTGCTTCGCGTTCAGGCGCCCGATGGAGTAGCGGTTCCCGGAAAGCTCGATTTCAGCCATCAGTAGGTCCCCAGCAACGTGTCGATCTTCATGGCGTCGAATACCCACTCGACTATGTCGCCGTCCTTGGCGTAGGTCAGATCCGGTTTGCGCTTGAATGCGCAGGAACGGCAGGCCGTGACGTCATTGCTGGCGCTGTTGGTGACCGTGATCAGGTTCTTTCCCCACAGGCGGCTGTCCAACGACTGGGCGTCATACAGCGCTTGCAGCAGCGCATTGGTGGGTGACGTCTTCAAGTACCGCAGCGTGACCTGGCCAGACTTGTCGGCGTGCAGGCTGTGCATGCCCTCCCCGTCCGCCCCGATCATCATGGTGTTCTTGTCCGCGCCCGGCGCGATCGTGATGCCCTCTTCTGCATTCGCCGAGCCATAGCCCAGGCTGAACGCGCCGCCGGGTCCGACCAGGTTGGCGGACACATCCATAAAGCTGTAAGTGGTCATGCTTGCCCCTTATCGGTTGACCGTGACCAGAACGTCGACGGTATGAATGGCGCCCGCCTCCTTGGCGGCGACCTGGAACGGAACCGCCTTGCGCGCCTCGCGGTCGGCCTGCGACTGCGTAGCGATCGCCGGCGCATAGACGTAGTAGCCCTTGGCCAGCGTCTCGCCCTGTTTCAGCGCCCCGAAGCCTGCCGAGTTCCACACGCCCGGCGCGAGATAGCCGTTGTTGACCGCGGCTTCGCAGGCTGCCTCGATGACCGAGGCAATCAGCTGATTGCCGGCGTCCGTCTGAGGCACCTTGGTGGGGCTGGTGTACAGCAGGTTGTAGACGTCCGTCTGCACGCGGTTGCGGAACCAAATCGCGTTGTAGACCGAGTCGATGAAAATGCCGCTGGGCGTCACGCCGTACTGGATAATGGCGGTGTCGTTGTCGTAGGCCACGAAAACGTTGCAGCGCTTGGCCTCCAGTGCGTTGGCCTGCGTGCTAGTCAGCGTCTCGGCCACAATCCCCGGCTCCTGCTTGTACATGAGCGTGATCGTGGTGTTGTTGGCATTGAAGTTCACCGTCAACAGACGCCCCAGCAGAGAGGCGGCGGCATACGAATTGCTGCTCGAGAACTGCAGCATCGAGTACTTGTAGTTGAGCGCCTTGAACTTGCTCGCGATATCCGTCGTTGAGACAGGATCCAGCACCTGGGCGGCCTTCGTGCTTACCGCGTACAGGTGGCGCTGATCGGCCTCGATCAATGCAGCCACCTCCAGATGGTCGCTGTCTTCCATAGCGGCATCGGCGAAGGTCAGGCCCAGGAACTTGTTGGCGAAACGATCCAGGAACACTGCCACAGCATCGACAGGGCTTTCTGCGACGATCCCAGGCTCGGGCGCGCTAGCTTGCGTCGAGGTCAACCCGAGCATTGCGGAAACGTCGGTACCCGTTGCCGGGGCGGTCGCGTAGCCAATGGTCGAAGCAACGCCCGTCGTGTCGGAGGTAACCACAAACTGCGACCCATTCCAGACCACCGTCGCACCGGTCAGCGCCGTGTCGATCTTGCTGGCCACGCCGTTGAGATTGGTTTCCGTCGAAAAATCCAGGGCAGCGACGGTTTTTTCCGCCCCATCGACCTGAATCTTGAAGCCGCCAGCCGTCACGGCGTTCCATACCGACATGTCTTTCTGAGCGGCGGAAAGCACGGCGCCGCGAAGCGACCCCGCACTGGCGGTCTTGGCCCAACGGCCGATATACACTTGGGCCGGCTGGGGCGTTTGCTGGAAGTAAAGCGCCGCGGCCAGATACTCGGGCGCAGTCGTCCCGAAATCCGCCGCGACGGCATCGATATCCCCATACGCCCGCATGCGCTCGCCAGTGCCGATGACGGGAGAAGCGCCCAAAAGCAGCGCGGTGTTCAAGTTCGCGCCCTGGGCGGCCAGGGGTGACATGTTGATCGATACGTTGATCAGACGAGATACGGGCAGTCCATTGGCCATGGGATCCTCTGCGATCAGAAAAAGAAAAGCCGCCCGGAGGCGGCTGAATACGGTACTTTGGGGCTTATGGGACGGAATCCACTACCGCCCCGCCGGCCTCGGTGTGCGTCGTCGTCTCCGCGCTCAAAAGGTTGAGAACGGAATAGGTGCGGCTGATCTTCCGACGAAGGAAAATGATCAAGTCATAGCGGCGAACCCATACGTTGTTGACCAGCTCCGGCACCGCTCGGATCGGACCGGTGCCGATCACGGCCATTTCCCGCAGGCCCAGCGCCTCCCGGTTCTGCGGGATTCCCACGCCATCGGCCAGCGCTTGGGCCCGCATCTTCGCCTGATCCCCATAGAACGTACACAGCAGCTCTATGTCCTGGTGCCGCCAGTAGATGTCCCGCCCATCGCCGGCTGGATCGTGCAAGATCGCCGGCGAAGCGTCGGGAGTCTGGTCAGAGATTCCAATGGCGCACCAGTTTTCGTCTGGGCTCGGCGGCTGCTTCGGCGTTGTGGGCTGCCAGCGCGGACGGACAGCTCCCTCTGGCAAGCCGGAGATGCCCCTGACCATCTGGCTCAGCAGCCGATCCAGCTCCAGATCTTCCTCGGGCGGCGTCGCGGCGGCTGGGGAGAGATATCCCCCCGTAGAACTGTCGTTCATGGCTCACCCGGTGAAAGGGGTTTTCAGGTCGCAGGTAGCGCAAACGAACCCGCGCCCGAAGTGCGAATAGTCATTGACGTTGACCACCGTATAGGTACGCCCCTGCCACACGATCTCGTCCGCATCCTGGCCCACGCTACCGTCAGACAGCCGGAAGATTGTGTGGACCGTGATCGAGCCGACAATGCGAGACCCGTCTGCATTGCGATGCAGTAGGTCGCCCTTGTCGCTGGTCACGACCGCGGCAAATGGGTGTGCGGTTGCCGTGTTGGTGGCGATCCCGTCAGCGTCAATGGTCTGGGCCATCCGATTGCAGACCAGACCGGTATCCATGAAGTCCGGATCAAGCAGAACGTCGGAGACATCAAGAAGCGCCATTTCTATCCCCTCTTTCGAACTACATGGGTAACCGAATTTCGGTACTGAGCAGTGTCGACCAACGTATTCTCGCGCGTGACGCCGCGCCGGCGCCGATCTGCAAGCGTCCGCTCGGAAAGCGCCGGCTGAACGTTGCTGTTGATCTTCGCCTTGACCGCGCTTGCCGCCACGATCCCGGCCCGGTTCAGACGGGTAT